AGTATGGAAGTCATGGGCACCACAGGTGAGATGGTTGATGAGGGTAGACGACTTGTATCAAAGTTTGGACAGTGTTCTACTATCAAAGTTCCATGCACTCGTGATGGTCTTATAGCATGCAGTCAACTATCAAGAGATTTGATTAGAGTGAATGTCACTCTTATATTTGATGTGGCACAGGCAATACTTGCATCAAAAGCAGGTGCAGCATACGTATCACCATTCGTGGGTAGACTAGATGATAATTCTATTGCAGGTTTGAACCTCATAAAAGATATCGACCAAGTATATAAAGTACAGTGTATACATAGAACAAGAATACTATCAGCGTCAATTAGATACGTAAATAGTGTGTCTCAATCCTTTGCACATGGTGCTGACGTTGTCACAATGCCACCTGCAGTGTTTGAGAAAATGTATAACCATGTTCTTACCGACAAGGGTCTAGAAATTTTTGATAATGATTGGAAAGAAGTACAACCTATTCTTGAGAAGCAAAAAGCATCTCGCCAAGAGTAAAGAAACTTGGGGGAGACATTGTGTCTTTGCTTTTTTTGCAGGGATAAGATTGATATACTCAGGAGTGGCAAGCATAATACATGGATTAGTACCTGCATTCTTTGAAGGCACAGCAGCAAAAACTGTGATAGAATTATATCATAAAAGATTAGTCAATCATCCCAACCCTGATTATGCAAACTACATTAGTGATATCCAGAGCGATAGTAAATAAAAAAATAATATTTGATGACACATATGATTATAATAATCTATGCAATCGTGTAGATATATTCAAAAATATACTGACTAAAAGATGTAAAGCAAAGATAGGGCAAACTGTAATGAATGGGTTGCGAGGGTATGATGCCACAGCATTGTTCTTAGCAACATGTGAACTAGGACTCATCACTGTTGTCTCTTCTGTCACATCATTTTCAAAGAGAGCATATTATAAGACAAAGAGAAAAAATATAGATGCTAAAACATCCTTGATGCTACCTATAAATTATATCTTCACCACTGAATCAGAGTTTGAAGAAGATGATGACACAGGTAAAGGATCAGAGGCAAAGTTTTATGTTGATATATCAGAGAAGTGGATCACTGGAAATTTTATAAAGGGTTGGACTGATGACTCACCTAATAATACATTCGATGCCACACCTGATAGTGTGATCATGATGTGCACCAGTAGTGGAACCACTGGTACACCAAAGAAAATACAACACACACATGAGTTCATGTATAGGTTGTGTAAACGTAACTCAGAAAAGTTTTATGGTAAGATAGTCACCACTAGAAAGTTCATGCATGGTAGTAGTTTTGCCACTTTCTTTTTACCAACACTGATGTCTGATGAAGTGACAAACATATATGCATCAAGCAGACATACAAGATCACTTGATGATATTGATCATGTTCAGTTCCCATACACAGAAGATATAGAAAAATTTCTAAGTGAAGTTATCAATTATACAAAGTTGAATGTGTATACTCTTGCAGCGATCCGACCAGAGTGGGTGCAATATGTCGGGTGGAAAGTCAAAGATATTATAAGCATGTATGGGATGAGTGAAACCTCAGGTCCTGTGTTAGTAAACAAAGCATCTAACTTTGAGTTTGCTCCCAACAAATTTTATCCTGTCGATGATTTTTATAGGCTGGATATTGTTGATGGACATCTTACTATAAATGATTTTCAGACTAGCGATAAGTTTAGGAAGTGGGGTGCTGCATATTTCTTTGATGGTAGAGATGATCTCATAAGAATCAATGATGTGGTGGTGCCTGTGCAAGAGTATCAGACTTATGTTGGTAGTAATACCTTGGTCATTGACTCATTATATAATAAGATATATCTTGCAATGTGGGATCAACCTGTTGATGTTGAGAAGATACAATCTAAATTTCACCCACATCATCACATATCTAAAAGCGAGACACTTATGAAAGCTATGTTTATGTCTGGAATCAAAGTAGATGTGCAAGCATTACGTGAGTTTTTTAGATTACATTGATACCGATACCACATATAAAATCTATTCATGTTGGATTAGATTGGGCAGATGATTATGAGTCACTGTGTCATAAACTTATCTTGCAGCATAAGTGGAGTCAAAAAATATACAAAACTGGAAGACAAGTATTCGAGATAGCACCAAACAATATTAGATTATTTGAACCATTGTTTGACATTATACAGAACGAGGTTGTAAAAACATTTCCTAAAATAAAAATTGGTGATAGAAAATCTTGGGCGTATGTGTCAAACTCTGAGAGATATCAATATTCTTTTCATCGACATACAACTATAAGTATCAAGAGAAACATATCAACTGTTTATTATTTGAAAAAATCTGAGGGTGGAATATCATTTGATGTGGATGGGAAAAAATATGTGCATGACCCTAAGGAAGGAGAACTTCTCATATTCCCTGCAGTATACTTACACTCTCCACTGCCTTTGAATAGTAAAGAGTATAGAATATCTCTCAACGTCAATTTCGATACTGAAAATTATTATATTGACTTCCTCGATAGATAGAGTTATAATATATGCTATGGATACTCAAGCAATGTCATCAGGTGGTGGTTCCACCCATGATATACAAGCACAACGTGATGCTATACCACCTATGAAAGCATCGAAGATGAATCTGATTTCAGATGCTCTCAAGGTGGAACTAAAACAACTTATTAATGAGGTCTTGGATGAGAGAGAAAGAACGTAGACCTTGGGGATGGTTCAAAGTCCTTCATAGAGGTGACAAGTATTGTGTCAAAGAATTATATGTCGAACCTGATATGAGAATATCATATCAATTTCACAGATATAGAACAGAAGACTGGGTTGTTGTTGAGGGTGATGGTATCATCACACAGAACGACATTGAGACAGAGTGCAAGGTTGGCGATACATTCTTTATTGGTATCGAACAAAGACACAGAATTACTGGTGGTAAAAAGGGTATAACTATTATTGAAGTACAACGTGGAGACTGTAAGGAGGATGACATTGTGAGACTTCAAGATGATTACAACAGAGTTGATCATCATGCATGGGGGCACTACTAATGCAAAATCCAAACAGATTAGTAGGAAATCCTGTTGACCCACTACACTATCAACGTGGTAAGATACAAGTCTGGGATTTTATAGCAGATCAAAACTTAGATTTTTTTGCAGGTAATGTTGTGAAGTACGTTTGTCGTGCAGGTCACAAGGGTGACAAATTAGAAGATCTGAAAAAAGCAAAAGCATACATTGATAAGTATATCGAATTATGTACCTAGTCACTGGTGGTGCAGGGTTTATTGGCAGCAATTTCCTTCACTATATTTCTAATGATACTGACCTACTAGAACCAGTTGTTGTAGTAGACAATCTATCTTACGCTGCTGATATAAATTTTATACCAGACACTGATCAATTCATATATGAGTGGTGTGATATAACAAATGAGAGTCATGTAAATTATATTTTTGATAAGTATAAACCAAGAAAGATTTTTCACTTTGCTGCTGAGTCTCATGTTGATAGGTCTATAAAAAACTATAGACCTTTTCTTGAATCAAATGTAGTAGGCACTATCAATTTA